CACGACTTCGGCACTAACCCTTGCAGTGAAATCATCCTGCGTCCGTATCAGTTCTGTAACTTAACTGAGGTGGTGTGCAGAGCTGACGACACCTTCGAGACACTGAAGCGCAAGGTGGAGCTGGCTACGATTCTTGGTACGATACAGGCTACATTCACAGACTTCCGCTACCTGCGGAGCATCTGGAAGCGCAACACAGAGGAAGAGGCATTGTTAGGCGTTAGCTTCACTGGCCTCATGGATAGTCCACTAAAGGATATGTACTATGAAAGTTCAGACCAACTCGAAGCCCTCAAGCAACACGCAGTCGAAGTCAACAAGCTCTGGGCAGATAGACTTGGAATCAATCAGTCTACGGCAATCACTTGCGTCAAGCCATCGGGAACTGTTTCACAGCTCGTTGACTCTGCTAGCGGCTTGCATCCTCGCTTTAGTGATTTCTACATACGTCGTGTAAGAAACAGCATCAACGACCCTCTGACGCAGTTCTTGGCAAGCCAAGGAGTTCCGTGGGAGATGGACAAGATGAGCCCTAACACGGCTGTGTTCAGCTTCCCTCAGAAGAGTCCTGATGGTGCTGTGTGTAAGGATGGCCTGACAGCTATCGAGCAGATGAAGTATTGGAAACACATTCAGGATAACTGGTGTGAGCACAAGCCTTCCATCACCGTCTACTACGGCGCTGACGAGTACATGGAGCTAGGTGCGTGGGTGTGGGAGCATTTCGATGAGGTGAGTGGCGTGGCATTCCTGCCCCGTCTGGAGCATACATACGAACAAGCTCCCTATGAGGAAATCACTAAGGAGCAGTATGAGGCTCTTCGGTCATCAATGCCAACGATTGACTGGTCACAATTCACGGAGTCCGAAGACAATACGGAGGGTAGCCAAACCCTAGCCTGTGTCGGCTCTAACTGCGAAATCTAAGGAGAAGTAAATGAGCGATGACATAGTTCATCTTTGTGAGAAGTGCGAGAGCGACATGTGGGAGCTTAGCGGCTCAACAGCCACTTGTGTCGTGTGTGGTCATACAGTGGATGTTATAGATATAGAGGAGGTTATGGAATGGCTATCTACAGCTACGACTGCGGAGAGCACGGACGATTTGAAATAAGCCGCCCTATGGCAGAGAGTGATGAGCAGGGTGAATGCCCTGCCTGTCACAAACTCTGTGATAGAGTTAAGTTTGTAGACATCTGCATAGCCCACGACTACAAGGGGTTATGGATGAAGAACCACGGCGGATACAGTGTGATGGATAAGAAATAAAATAGCCCCGCAGAGATGCGGGGCTTTTCTTATTTCATCCTTCTAGATAACTCTCCGAAAGCATCTGCTAACGTTGCATTAGCACCACCAATCTTCGAAAACATTGCTTTGTTTCTTGCATATGCGTTTGGAAACTCCTTAGCAAATGTTGCATTAGGGTTTTCCCGAAGCTTCCTCAAGAATGAAACACCGCCACTGCGCCCTAGGAAGTGCATCGAATATCTCTGTGCGTCACTAACTCTTGACATTCCAAGAACTTCTCTTGCCCTTGTCTCGTTTCCCCTAGTAAACGTCTCGAACATGCGGTTTTGAGTAGCTGAGGAGAACACGTCTGTATCCTTAAGCCCCATCTCCTTTTGCAAGTCCTCAACTGTTGCTAACGTAAACTGATATGCGCCAGCAGCTGTGTTACTACGCTTTCTTTGCAACTCTTTTAACTGCCCTATAGTGAGCTTGTCAAGAGGCTGTGATGGCTTGCTTTCTCCAGTAAATAGGTCATACCGCAATCCGCCTTCTTTAGCAAACAACTTCTTTCCATAAACATCATATGAAGATGACACCATGCTTTCGTTTCTTCCGCCAGAGCGAGACCTAGGATAAGTTGCTTCTTGCCCTCTCTGTAGGCTTGGAATTGTTACCATAGGCCGAAACCCAGAGCGCCCAAGGAAAGTGGTTTGGTTTCTATTTTCGGTTTGCGCAGGAGAAGGGGGTTTTTCCGCCCCCATGCCAAAAGCACTTTTTAAGTCTTCTAACGTAAGTCTATTTCCAGACGTAGGCTTCTCTGCATTCATATTATTTACCCATCATTCCAGAAAAAAAGCCGACAGATTCTGGAGCAACCATAGACTTAAGAGTAGTGTAGATAGTCTTTAGTCCGTTTTGCCCTGTTTCAGTGTATTGAACCTTATCGAGAGATGCTTGATATTTGGCTTTAATGTCTGGGGGCGTGTTAGGAACCCATCCAAGAAGGTTTCCGTCCTCTCTATTTAGATTCTCTATCGTGCCTATCTTAAAGGCTCCAACGTACTTTCTTACGTCTTCAGGAAGCTCTTTAAGTGCTTGTTGATATTTCTGCTGTACATAGGCATTGGTAACATCCACTATTCCATCAGAAAATTGCTCCTTCTGTTCTGGATTAAGTGCGTTATACACATTAACTACCGTGGGAGACGATTGAATAATTAGATTTAAGAAGCCAGTACCGTTTCTACTATAAATAGATTCCATAGGCGGAGCAATAAGCCTACCGTCTGGGCCCCTATATGGATTAGCCAACGAGTACGCCACAGTGCTTATGTATGTAGCAGCCATCGGAGCGCGTGACGCAAGCAAGTCTTTGTTTCTAAGAGACTCTCCAAGCAACATATTCCCAACCAAGGGCACTGAGTTAGATACTGTCAACGTGTATTCGGCAGGGCTATTCCAATTTCCAGTCTGAGTAATTTGGTCTGTAACTCTTCTAAACATTGTATCCGATGTTACAATTGCTTTAGTTCTATCAGCCTCTGTCGCGTTTTTCGGAACAATGTCTCCTGCAATGTTAGCTATCTCTGGAACAGCATTCATAACCTGTACAGTTTGCCTATTCGCACGGGACTCTACATATGTTTGAATACCTGCTGGCGTGAAGTTTTTCTTAAGTTCCTCAAGCGACGCTATCTCCTGTGCAGCAAGCTTAGAAATAGATTCTGCTTCAGCTTTATAAGAGCCAGTGCCTATCGCCGAAACCTCTGCGCTGATTTTAGAAAGCGAGGAAATCTTATCGTCAATGTTCTTAACAACTCCGTTAGCTCTGGCTGGGTCTGCCAATATTCCTTGCATCTCTGCTGGGTCATTAAGCCCATTCTCAGCAACAAACTTATCAAACTCCTTACCTGCGTTATATACATTTTGTTTCTGTACTTGAAGGGCTGTTTCAGTTTGCAGCTCAGGTTTTGCCTCAAGTAATATGGCGTGGTTAGCCCTAGCTGCCTCAATACTATTAGTAGCTCCAGCTGGCGCATTAATATCAACGTCTCTGTAAATTTGCCCAACAGTGCCGCCAATTGTTTCAACATTAAACTTAACTTCTGACATTGCTTGCGTCTTTCTCTTGTCTGCTTGTGCAGCAAGTGATTCTGCGGCTTCTTGTGCTTGCTTTAGCTCGTCACTAAACATCTTCATTCTAGACGTATACACGTCCATGCCAAGCTCACGCTGGCTAATGGCCCTAAGCTCATCACCCAAATCAGGACGGGCTCGAATAGCAGCACGAAGTCTTGTTTCCTCAGCCAATCTAAAATCATTTAGCCTAGAGTATCCCTGCTCATAAGCAGCCTTTCTCTTGTCTGAGTCTTGCTTGTGCGCAGCCAAGAATGCCTCGTCAGCAGGAGCAATCGGCTTGCCAGCAAATGACTCCGACTGCAATCTTTCTGCTTTGGCTATATTTGCCACCTCTTCCGAGGCACTACTCAAGAAATTGAAATAATTATTTCTAGTTATCTCACCCTCTCTCTCCAGCTTGCCAGTCTTTTCAGCTTCAGTAAACAAATTAACCATTTGTCCGGCGCTCTCAACAAGCGCAGAATTGGCTGGCGTTACGTTAGAAACGGGACGCGGTTCAGGAAGTTGTGTTGCTTTTTCGCTATAATCTGCCATTATTTAGTTTCCCTTATGATTTCTTTCTGTTTCAAATACGGAATCAACCACGCTCCAATTTCAGGATGGGTTCTTGCCCACTCACTTGCAAGCAATTGCTTGGCCTGTTCGATGTTCTCTTCGTTGCCATCGCCACCAGCCACTGTGCCAAGCAGCGCATTCATCTTGGCCCCAACAGTTCCCTTGTCGCTTAGAGCCGCAGCAAACTTAGCATCAACCTTCTCTCTAACTCGTGTAGCAACATCAATTGGTTGCGTAGCATAGAAGCCCGTGAGTTCTTTTTCAATCTGAGTCAGAAGCGCATCTCCGTATTCCTTGCCCAAGGCATCGTTAGGCAACAGCATAATCTTATCCACAGACTTCTGGAACAGCGCATCTGCAAGGTCGTCTTCTTCTGTAGCGCTACCCGTAAACCAGCCCGATGTCTTTTCTTTCTGCATATAGAAGCTCTCTACCTCTGTTGGCTTAATATTAAACAGTGTAGCCGCCTCGCTTCTCCAGTTCTCCTCAAAGGCTTTTGAAATGCCGCCACGCTTGTTAAACTCATAACCAAACTGCTTTTGAGCTTGCAGGGAAGCATAACCACCATAGGCGGATATAAAGGTTTTACCAGTGTCCTTAAGAAGCATTTCAGCAGCAGCCATACGCTCTTCTGGGTCTGTAATGATTGTACCAGTCAGAGCCGTAGCCCTCTTACCCCAATCCCACCAACTAAAGATTCTAGGGCCGTTAACACCAAGCAGCGTCTTTCCTATGCCCTCGATACTGCCACTGCCGTTAAGCATGTCTTTAACAGCCCATACCCTTCCAAGAATAAAGTCTGCGTCACCACCAGCAGACAGTAGTGCATTAAAGGCATAGTCTTGCTTCATAGTGTCAATCTTGTACACACCATCGTTCTTAAACGCAATAGAAAGCTCTCTAAGGAAGTCATTAATACCAATGCCACCTAAGCCCAGCTCCACCATTCTGTCAGCTCCTGAGCTCCTATATGCCTGTAGGCGACGTTCTGCTTCGTCAGCTGTCAGAGAATCATCTTCAAAAATCTTCTCTTCTACGGCAAGCCTTATAGCCCGTCCATAGGCATTCGCCTGAGAGCCCCACAGAAGTATCTGAGTGGAGGCTAAGGCCCACTTTTCAGTCCATGTTAGCGCCTTAACGCCGCCCAAAGAAGACGGCAGGATGTTGGCAAGCATTTTGTGCTGGAATGCTACGTATTGGAAAAAGTTCTTAAATATGCCACTTTGATAGGTGCTGCGACCCTCAACAGTCATATTGCCAATCCAAGTCTGCGTCTTGCCGACAAGCTCCCTCATGCTTTCGTTCTTAGCCAGAGAGAATCCCTTCTGCCCACGCATAGTGTGGTATTGAGTTAGGAACGTAGACATGGTGTTTAGATGTTCACCCATCTCAAAGCCCAAGGCATTAAACACACCCGTGGTTCTTTCAAAGATAGCATCCTTACCCGCACCAAGTTTCTCAGTGCCTTTCTTAAAGATGCCTCCCAAAGAGAATTCCATAGGCTTATACCCACCTTCTGCAAGGCGTGATGCTGCAATTTCCTGCTCAGTTCTTATCGCATTCTTAGCAAGCCAGTGGTGGGCAGTCTGCTCATACAGGCCGCTTGTTCTATAGGCTTTAATCAATGCCTTAGTTTCATCCACAGACATACCCATTGCCTTAGCAGCACTGGCGTAAGCATTATTAATGTCAGATGCCTTAGTAAAAGCGCCCTTAGCCCACGCCATTTCCATATAGAGCAGGTTCTCAAACGTAGCTAAGTTAGACATGGCATACGCAAAACCTCTAGGATGTGCCAAGTTTGTAAGGGACGAGGCGGCATTCATTGCAAACTGCCTATGCGGAGATGTTACAATGTTTGTGAAGTGAGTCCACTTTTGTAGCCACGCACCAAAGTCATTGTTAGCGCCAGCACGTTTAAGCAAGGCCGCTTCCAAATACTTACCAGTACTCCAACTACCAGCAAACGAGCCAGCAATGAAACTTGCCATGCCTTTCATGCCACCACTGATGATGGTATCAACAGCATCTGGCGTGATTGCTACTGCGCCAATAGTTTGTCCCCATGCTACTGCATTGTTCCACAGTCGCTTCTGCTCTGGGTTTGCAATCTTAGAGCCGTCAATCAGTTTATCAACGCCATCAATTCTCACAGAGCTAGGCAGATTTGGGTCAGCCAATCCATTCTCTCTCGCAAAAGAATCAAACTGCTTCATCATGTGCTGCAACAGCTTGCCTTTAGTGACGTTATCTGCTAACACTTGACTAGCTGCTTGCAAAGCGGCAAGCGGGTCAACAGCAATAGAGTCACCAGTAGGAGAGGCATTGTGGATAGTAGCATTACTCTTCTGTCCATACACCAAGCCCTTAGTGTTTTCATACACTTCGCCAACCGAGTTAGCTCGTTTAATCGGGTCTCTAAGACTTTTATCAAACTCAAAGTCAATTCCTTTGGGGAATCTCTTTTCTACAGCTCCCGTGGTCTCGTCTATTTTCTCGTAGTTAGCAGCATTATTTTTAATCCATTGTTTAGCGTCGTCTGCGTTTTCAGCAATCGCAAGCAAATAGCTCCTGCCTGTTTCAGACACACCACGAATAGCAATGCTGCCCCTCCACATCTCTGGGTAATAGCCCAAAGCCTTCGGAAGAATGCCGGACAAGCCTATGTTTCCAATAGAAGCAATAGAGTCTTCTTTCTTAATCAAAGCATACGGAACTTCTTTGTTTCCATTCCATACTACGTTGTCCAGCTCCATAAGAATATCTCCATCTTCCATCTTGGAAGCCAGAGAAGCCGCATTCAATGTTTCAACTTCACCAGTTTGGGGATTGACAAAATTAGCCTTATCTGTTCTTTGCCAAACTTCCTTTGGGCTAATGTCTCTAGCCAAGTTAATTTGGTTGCCTTCAGAATTAAACAGACGCTTAAACCCTTCTTTGCGCTTAGAATCTGCGAGGCCCAAGTCAGCTACGTCATGCAGAATATCTGTAGCTGCTCGATAGGCATAGTAAGCCATCTTGCCGTTATGGGAAGTAATGCCGTGCTTTTTCGCAAGCTCATCCGGCATAATTAAGTCTGCACCAGCATTCTTAAATAACACCTCGTTAAGAGCTCCTTCTTCCGAAGTGCCTATAATCTTTTTAATTTCAGGGCCAGCCAGATTTTCAATAGTGGCACTTACAAAGCGATGTCTGCTTGACAATTGATTGATTGTGTTGTTTGTAGTATTATCCCACAGACGCTCATAACCACCCAGAAGGCGGAACAGTCCTCTATTTACTGGAGCAAGCTTTTGTCCAATAAACGAAGCATCTACGAAGTCATCGAGAGAATCAAGATTGTCAATTGCAGTGGAATGCTGTATGTCCAAAAACCAATCGAAGTCTTTTGCATTCTCAGGGCGAGAGGCAACTTCAACCGCGTCATCGTATACGTCATCCGCTTTATCTGCAATGGTGTTAGACGGCTTGTGTCTAAGCGATATTTGCACATCCTTCTCTGTAGCCGTAGGAAACACTTTTCTAAAATGCTGCATTGCTTCTTCAGCAGAGTTAAAGCCAGCATCCTGACCAGCACCATATCTGCCAGTGATGCTAAGAGAATCGCCAACAACCTCGATTGCAGACAACTGAGGCTGGCCTACAACGCCGTTACGACCAGCAAATTTTGTGTAAGTGGTGGCAACTGCCTCGATAGGAACACGAGACACAGACGTTCTCATTGCCTCAAACAAGTCCCGCTTGAGAGTGCTTCTGCGCATCTCGGCTTGCATAATGTCTGAGAAGGCATTCGTGGAGATGTTTGGCTCTTGCAGCAGCTTTCTTGCCGACGGAGTTACAGATGCAAGGATGTCCTCTGGTGTTGTGCCAAGCACTCTAGCCACGTCTGGATTAGTCGCAGCTTCTGCCAAGTCCTTACCAATCTTTCTTGGAGCCGTCTTAGAGAACATACCGAATACGCTTCTAACACCAAAGGCAGCTGCTCTAAACGGAGCTTTAACTATTTGGCCTAGACCAGCGTAGTTGAGTGTTGCTGCCGCATTCTCAAATGCTTCACCAATACTACGAGCAGTTCCTTCATTAAAGCCAACACCTTCAAGAAGATAATCTCTTTTAGCGATTGTATGAAAGATACTGGTAATTATATCTGCTTCAATCAGGGCATTACCATTTGTCCCAATTACATTGTTTACACCCAAATATCTAATAGCTTCTTCGACAAGGCGCTTCTGTTCTTGCTCAGGAAGTCCAGCAATGATGTTAGATACTTGTCCTTTGACAGAGCCCCAACCAATTGTATAAGCCGATGCTGCAATAAACTTATCGTTAAGGAAGTCATTGATTACTGGATTGTTAAGGGCTTTTAGCATGGCAACACCACGCAATTGCTCTTGTGGGCCAAATACTATAAGAGACGCTGTATCTGTAGACAACAATCTAGTTTTGTCATTAGCATAGCCAATAGCTATATTTGCTGACTCAGCAGCGCTTAGTCCCTTGATTCTACGCAACACATCTATGTTGTCTTTCATAGGTAGAACAAGCTGTGCTTCCTGTAAAGCTCTACCTTCTTGCGTAGAGTTCTTTGCAATCATCGGAAATGTTCTATCAATGTCTCCGCCTTGTTCAGCAAGAGCTACTTGGGCAGCAATTCTTGGGGCATTCATAGCCCTTGAAATCTCCTGACCATTTACAATTTCATCGGAAATTGCTTCCATTGCCTGAATACGAATATTAACTGGAGTTGTCCAGTCTTGGGCAATCATATTAAGAGCTTCGAGTCTCTCCGCAGAGTTTTTAGATTCAAGCTTTGTAAGAAAGTCTGTCTTCTCTGTTTTGCTTTGCTCAGACCAATCCAGCGACACAGGAGCTTTGATTCCTGCATCGTCGGCGGCGATGCCATTTACGTAAATAGCTTGTGCATCAGCTTCAGGAGACCTAGCAATTTTCTCCGGCTCCTGTGGTAGAGTAAGAACCATCTCATCGTCTTCATATACCATATCATCCTGACTAGGAACAACCGCCACTGCCTCATTGGGCAGCGGGGCTGTATTGTCAAGTACATCTGGTTGTTGCAAGTCTTGTTCAATCATTTATATACTCTTAATTAGGATTAAGCGGTTTGGTTAAAAAGTCCACCAAGATAATATTTATTCTCTGAAACTCCCTTACCCAGCACACTTAACAAACCATAACCAGTTGCTGAAACATTACTTCTTGACTGAGCTGCATCTAAGCGTTTATTAGTAGCAAGAATGCCCAAGTTAGAGCCAAGATTGCTTGATACACTACCAAGAGCGCCAAACTGTGAGCTTGAGCCTGTAGTGCCAGATTTAGAACCAGAAGCCTCAATGCCAGCACGAGCGATTCTAGCAGCTCTCAGCTGCTGTTTTACGCCAATCTGTTGTTCCATCTCGGCTCGCTTTCTAGCAATACGAGCATTCTCCATTCCTGTATATGCTTGCCCAGCACTTCCTACAGCGGCTGTTCCTGTAGCAATCTTGCCAAACATAGCTGCTTTAGATGCACCAGCGGCAGCTGTAGTGCCAGCTCCAGTAAGCGGCTGTATAGCGGCAGCAGTTTCAGCAATAGACCCCGCAGTTGTTGCAGCGGTTGTTGCTGCCGTCCCAGCTCCAACACCTGCTGTAGCAGCTCCTGCGCCCATCCCAGCAGCGGCAGCAGCTGTGCCAGCTGCGCCAGTCGCAGCACCTACGCCAGCCGCTGTACCTGCAGCAGCTGCCGTACCTGCGGCAGCAGTGCCAGCGGCAGCGGCAGTTCCAGCTGCGGCAGCAGTACCCGCAGCGGCTGTACCAGCAGAAGCGGCTGCGCCAGCTATCGGGGCAGCGGCTGCTCCACCTGTGGCTACAATAGCGCCAATAGCAGCAGCAGCAAGAAGTACGTCACCAATCTTAAATCCCATAATATTCTCCAGTTAAACTACAGTGTTTCCAGTATATTTGATAGCCCATCCCAAGATGTGCATATCGTATCCATTGCTAGAATTAAACTTTAAGGATAATGCTTTTCCTCGTCCAGTCAATCTATTTTTAGTGGTGATAACGCTGTGCCCATAATCCAAGTCCTCTCCAGCTATCGGAAGCAGGATTGTCTTGTTAAGCCTATACACCTCTGTCAATGGGCCCCATTTATTACTTGTAGCGCTATCAGAGAAATCCCATCTGCTCTGCAGTTGACAACTGCTAGGCTGGTCATATACAACAGCCCCGCCAGCACCAATAGATTCAACTGAATTCTCAGTCCTATTAAAATGCACAATGATGTAGGGAGCTTGTTTGTTAGTCATACTTGTACCAGACAATTCATAACCTGTCAACAAGTAGCTTTCAAAGTATTGACCAGCATTGTTAAAGCTCTTCCAATCAACAAAGCTATCGTCTTTATAATGAGCAAATGTTATGTTTGGAATAGAAGAGCCGCTTTCATAATACAGTGCCAAATACTTAGTGGTAGAACTTCCAAGGCTTGCTGCGCTAATCAAGTCTGGGGTTGTCAAATATCCAGCCAGATAGGGGCTATTGCCCGTGATTGCAGAGATTGTATTCTTGGTAATTGCAAGCAGGGTAACGTCAAACACAAGCTCTGTGTCGTATTTGTATTTGTAATTAATACCATCATAGGCAACATCTGTGCTATACAGCCAGCTCACTTTGCGATTAATGGCATCAAAGTTACCCACAGCCTTCTCTTTACATGCCTTTGGAAGCGCAGTAAATAGGCTTTGGATTGTCTGCTCAGTGATGTTTTGCGAAGCAAGCTGTCCAGTCTCACCCTTGCCAAGAACGTAGATGCCAGCCTTGTTCCAATAGAACACGCTGTCCTCTGTTCTAACAACAGAGCTTCCAGAAAGCGCACCGAAATCAGTCACCTTTTGAACTTGCTGTTTAGTTGCAGTAAATCCGCCTTCGTCACCAGAGATGGCCCATACGCCATTTTGGGCAAGAACAAACAAAGAGTTGCCAAGTTGAACTAACTTGTATATTTTGCCGCTGTCTGGGATGTTAATATATCCGCCATCGGTTTCCACAACATCGTTATCAATTTCAGCTGTGGGGTCGGCATCTGTGTAGCACTGTCCGAAGTCTTGAGGAGTTCTAACGACACGGCTATAGAAGACAAAGCCCTGCATAGACGGGGCTGTGTCCGTAGCACTAACTTCCTTACCGTCCAAGCCAGCATACCACACCCGCTGGAAGGCGAAGCCCACACAAGAGGGGCGGGATGTTTCAATGTCAGTTACTGTAGAAAGGCCGGACAAAGAGTTTCTATCTGTACTTCTATCAAAGGCACTAATAATAAATTTGCCACGCGCAGCGGCGGAAGTACCAAACTCGTAGTTCTTCCACTTGCTACCGTCAATCTGATTAGCGCCATCTCGCATGACATACATAACCATCGCATTTGATGGGTAGTTGCCCCCAGTGCTAGCCACTTGACCAATCGTTCCGATTCTCCAGCCCTGATTAAACAGGTTGTACTTGTGCGCAGTAGCCAGAGTGCTAGGCATGTCGTCAATAGCAAGGCCATCATATACGCCAAAGTAATCTCTAATTTTTAATTGAATTTGTCTAAGCGTGACTGTCCCACTTACGTATTCTAGCACGGCAGGGTTGCCAGTGCCAGACGTAAAGAAGAAGAAGCCCATGCCGGACTCACTCTGAATCTCTTTAGAGGAGTCTGTAATTACACTTGAGGCATCAATTGTAGCAATTAGGCTGGAGCTGATAACACTAGCGGCAGCATTATACACAAGCAACTTATTGCCAACCTGAACCACAGCAAATTGATTGGCTACTGTATTACCAGCATTAATCCACTCGTGAGAGGTTATTGCAACTGTAGGCGAGGTCATGCTACTTACCGCCGTTGCTGTAAAGCTGTCTTCAAAGTCCATACCAAGGCGACGCTTTCTACTTCCATCCCTATTCAAAACAAAGTTAGCCTCATCAATGGAGGCATTTTCAGGAAAGGTTAGGGCATTGGCTTCAGTGATGATGCCTTTAATAAAGCTATTATATTCTTTGTTTGCGGTTTGCAGGGCCACGTTTTTCTCCGGCAGGCTCAAACTCTTCTACTTTAATCTCTTGCTTTGATTCGGGCTTAACTTCTGCAAGGTACTTTTCAAGGGCTCTCTTTGCAAGAGCAGGGCTTGTGAACTCGCCCTGTAAGGGCCAAGGCACTTCGCCAGAAGTTCCCTCATAAGAAATAACGCGATTCGACGATGTATTTGACATCTTAATTACAAAATCTCTATTAGAAGCCATTATTTACGTCCGTTAAATGTTAAGATATTTTCGCACATAATAAACAAATCTTCTATGTCGTAGGAAGACTTTGCTTGGTTTACTTGCAGGGTTACAAATTGAATATTGTCTTTTAAGTATCCAATGCTATTATCTATTCTGTCAATCGTCATAAGCGCTCTACTATCACTAGATTTTCTGGGAACCCTGTCGAATGACAAGCGCTCCCCACTTATTGCGCACTTTCCATCTTGGCTGATATAGATAGCTTGCAGTGCCTCATAATCTAAGTCCCAACACAAGTTTCGCTTAATTGCGGATTCTTTCGATGTTGCTAGGCATTTTAGTAGCCTAGGCCGAAGCTCGCCAGCCCTAGTCTTATTGTATTTTGCAGTACAGTTTTTACACCAATACGCAAGACCGTCTTTTGTTCTAGTATGCTTTGAAAACATATAATTATCAAACAACTCATAACATTTAGTGCAGCACTTCATATTATCGGCGTCCGTAGTTTGGGAATGTTATACGCTTACCACCAGCTCTGAATTTCTCACCAGAAAGCCACTTGCGCTGTCTATCCGCAGCTTGCTCAACCTTTTGATGAGGAGCTTCTTTAATTGTCATGAAAGCCATGCTCTTTGCTTCATTGACAAAGTAAGGGAACATCTTTGCAGGAATGTCTGGGATGAAGTCGTCTGTAGCAGTCCACACAGGCTCACGCTCGCCATAGGCATAGCACTTGGAGCTTTGGATGGTGGATTCAATCTCCGAGTTGTAGCTGTCGAAGATGATGGTTTTGTCGTCAAACGAAGTCCAGTAGCTAGGGGCAGCATTATTAATAATGAACAACGGCAGCACGTCAAGCACTGTATCTACAGTGTCTGAGCTAGGATTGCGTTTCATTACAAATTCAGCAAAGTCCTTTGGAAGCAAGTATGTCAGCTCTTTAGGATTTACTGGGTCGGTTTCTGTCATGCGACAGTCATATTTGATGCTCTCCACCCGAATGACATTATCCTCAATACGAACATGTGTGGGCTTAGCAGGATTGACGAGAGCTGTCAGATTAAAGAACGATGCCGTATGTGGCAGAATGCGCTCGTTAATCATATTGAAATAGGTGCGCTTAGCAATCTGTACCACTTGCTGCGCTTCGATGGTATCGTTGATACTGTTTACGTTATCGGAGTTCATGTCACTCAAAATCTCTTGCGTGACTTCCAATAGGGTCATTTTAGCCATGTGGCAATATTCCTAAGAATGGGGGCTAGGCCAATTCCTAGCCCCCGTACAGCTTAGATTACTTGATACTGAACAACCACTTTAGCAGCACCAGCGGCTGTGATGGTCGGCGTAGTACCGTCCAGAGCAACCACGATGTTAGCAGCAGCGGCAAGCGGAGAAGCCGATGTTGCCAGTGTGCCAGCCGGAGCAGCCGACTGATATGTGCCGACCGATTCAGCTTGTGGTTTGCTGATTTTGCAGAAGTAGTTTGTACCATGCGAACCACTCACACCAATGTTGATGGTGGGGGTAGTGCCGCCCAGAAGAAATGCTTCATGGATTTCAACCAGCGGTTCCGCAACAATGCGAGCACCAGCAGGCAGCCGGAAAGCCACTTGAGTGTAGTTAGCACCCGTGAAGTTAATTACGGCTTCTTTAATCGAACCTTCTGTTTTCAGAATGCCGAAGTCATTGTCAAAACGACCAGAAGCGCCGTAAAAGTTAGTAACGCCATTAACGAGTTCTTTTGGCATGTTAAATCTCCTTATTAGTAGTTGGATGCGGAAGTGAGAATGACACCCAGCGACTCAGGGCGCTGACGACCAAAGCCATAGCGAGCGCGAGTAACGAACTCATCACGGGCCAAGTCTTTGTTACGCTCGCCTTCGACCTTCGGCATTTGCCGCCATGCACCCATAATCGGCTTGGTGGAATCATCAAGCACGTTCATGAACACGTTGGCAACCGAGCCAACCGGAGCCGTGTTAACCACAGCGTTGTGGGTAATGGCTTCGACAGCGGTGGTGGTCGGCAGACGCGACGAGGTGTAGATGTCCCAGCCAAACAGGTTGAACAGGAACTTGTGGTCACGAGCAAAGCCTTGCTCCAGAACGCCTTGGAACTGCGGGTTCCTGTCCATAGAGACAGAAGCGCCAGCCAGCTTGTTCAGAGTAGCTTCAACCACAGGGTCAACCAGAGCGATACGACCAGCTTGCGGAACATTGGCTTTATCAAACGACAGTTTCATGTCGATGAAGTCACTCAGGCCAATCTTATAGCTGTCATCGGCAGCCGAGTCAGCAACCCAACGATGGTCGAAACCATTGATGACGTTACGGTTGGCAGGTGTTTGAGCTGTAATACCAGCAACTTTCAGGAACTTCGATTCGAAGTCTTCCTGAATGGCACGGGTGGATTCAACACCACGCATAGCCATCAGCTGTTCGATTTGAGCACCGTCTTGACGCAGCACGTCCGACACATACCAAGCATCACCAATGTAGTCGGTGATAGCCAGTGTGACGGTCGAGGTGTCAATCGGGTTGTAGGTGACTGCCTTGTCTTCTTCAACGTCTTGGACGGTGGCAGCGCCAACGACCTTGATGTTCAGCTGAGTACCGG